GCCGCAAGGGTGTCGATGCCGTCGGCAGAGCCATTGGTGATGGCGAGTTCGGCCTGCAACTCGATTACCCGCCGCTCTGCCATAATCCGGCGCAACTGTTCTGCCGCCATCGGATTCTGGGCGAGGAGCATCTGGAGGTCTGCGTCTGTAATCTGTGGGTTTTGCTGGGTCATTATTTACTCCGATTCCGGCGCTGGGTCTGAGCCGTCCCATTCGGTGAGGTCTACGCCAACGGAAGTCGCCAGTGTCCTCACCTCTGCCATTTTAGCGGTTACGATGTCAGTCTTCCATTCCTCCTTGTTCGTGCGGTATGCGTTCAATCCATTGATTGAGCCGTTCGCGTCCCCGCGTTTTGCCGCCAACAGTGCCAGTGCTTCATCGTTGGTTATTGCCATATCTAAACTCCTAGTCTTCGATGTATTCTTCGATAAACCCGCCGCCAAACTCCTCGTCCAGCCGTCGCATTAAGTTCTCCATCTGGATATGCAAAACCTTCCCTGAATCGTCCCGCGAGTGGAATACCCATTGCCCATTATCATCGTGAGGAGACAGGGTTGTCTCGTTGGCGGCGGCGTCGATAACTTTCATTTCGCCACCTTCACAGAAAAAACTTGCTCCGTTAGCCAATGTGCCTTCAGGTGGAGTGCCATTAAAGAGACTGATGATATTGGTTCCCGCCGTTGTGCCGTGGGCTGTGTTGTTAGCCATTCGGATACCTGACACGCCTATAACAACCCTGTTAGCAGGGCCACCTCCACCTCCATCGTCCGCCTGGATTGCCAGGTACGAGGTTCCAGTGCTGACGTTCAGCCTACCAGCCCCCTGAATTGTAAAGGCTGAAGCCAAGTCCAGTGTCGCCGCTTTGAAGTCGTTGCCAGCGGCTCCGACGTTCTCCAGAGTGTTGTTTCCCATGTCGATGCCGACGTTCGTTGTGCCGCCGCCCGTCATAGTCGCCATTTTAATGGCGGTCTGGTTCGTGACCGTCCCGCCGTGGGTGACGTTCGCGATGTACAATCCATTTGAGTTCGTGAACGTCACATTTGCATCCGGCGAGGGGACGCCGATTACAAAGAGATGGCTGGCATCATTGACCGTCACAGTGGACGACGAAGACATCCGCTGGGTCTGAATCCGCATCCCCATAGACTGATGCGTAGTAATGGTTGTCGCGCCAGTTATCGTCGGGTCTGAATTTGGAATGTCCAGCATTATGAAATTAGCGGTTGCCGAATTATCCAATACTGGGTCGGCATTCGATAGTGTCATACGCGTGTAAGCTGCCGAACCCGCTATTCGTCCATCAAGGACTAAAACGTCCCGTGAGCCGAGATTTTCTGTGTTGGAAATCTTGAACAGCTGGTTGTTGCTGTTGTCCATTCCGATTGACCAGTAAAGATTGGTTCCGGTTGTTCTGGCGAAGTACATAAAGGGGTCGGACGTTGTATCTGTCCCGTCAACCACTACCGACATGAGCGCATGAGAGTTTGCGGCTGTGCTGGTGTTGTTAAGCTGGTTAGTGTTGTAACCTCCAGCGTTGGCATTGCTCAGAGCAAAGGCGTTCTGCGTCCAATCGTTGCCCGATGCGCCGACGCTGGAGAGAGTGTTGCTCCGCATATTTAAATCGCTGGTTGTCCATGTATATTCCTGACCACCATTCAACGCAAAACTAATCTCATCTCCACCTGACCGATACATTCCCGTATCAGTGTCATTTGTAAAGCTGATGCCCGGAAGGCTATTTTTGCCAGGAGCCAGCAATGCCTGATAATCACTCGCCCCATTATCGGTAGCCCTTAACACATTACCGTTGCCGACTTGGATGTCGATGGTGCTACCCGTTGCAGTCTCAATATCCCCGCCACCATTCATCTCAATATCGCCATCGAACCGAGACAGGCCACCGTCCACGAAGATAGCGTAGGTGTCGGCGTCCGCGATGTAGAGGCCGTAATCCAAGGTTCCAGCAGTCATGTCCTCAATATGAATGCCCGACTGTATGGCAGGCGCACCCACCGCCGTTGAAGCGTCCAGAATACGAAGGCCACTGGTTTCGGCCACGGTGAGATTTGAATGTCCTCTCCGTGGCGGTTGGATGACAAGGGCAGTCGCCTTATTAAGAGTCATCACCTCATCGTTGTAAAGTATTGTGTCGTCAATGTTCACCGTCGCCTGGAGAGACGTAACCGTGGTAGTGCCAGACCAATTGACCTGATACTGTTTGAATAGAGCCATAGTGTTGACGGCGGCTGAAGCAGAAGCCATAGTGGCATCTTCAGCATCAAATTGGTGTACAGATGTGCCAACCGCAGTATTGCGGGTGTCGATGTTGTAGAAATTACTGGCGGAATTGGCAAAGGTCAGTGAGTCCCCGTCATCATCTGTCAGCGTGACGTTCAGGCTAGCGTAGGGGTTAAGAGTTAGGTCGCCTGCGTCAGTCGTAATGCTTGACCCAGCGGCAAACGATAAATTCGTAGCAGTCCAGTCGTTTCCACTGGCCCCGACGTTGGTGATGGATGAACCAGTGCCGTACATATTCAGTTCGGTGGCTTGAAAAAATTCTAACGACGAACCGTTAGCCGCTAGTTCCGCTCGTTTTACCTTATTCATCCGGATTTCTAGTGGGCTGTCAGTATACGTGCCAAAAACGACGGTGCTGTTGCCAGCGGAATAAGACAAGAAGCCGATGTGTCCAACGCCCCATTCTAAATCTCCATCTAGCTTGCTCTTGCCACCGTCCACATAGAAAGCATAATTCGCTGGTTCGCCTGTAACTGAGTCATCGTCAATCGAAGGAACATTTGAGCCTAACGACGCTGGCCCAGTGATATAAACGGTGGCAAACAATGACGGGGTAGTCGTTGAATCAGCAGTCAATGTCGAACCACCAAAGCGATGATTCAAAATGGCCCCAGTTTGTCCGGTGACGTTTATAGTGCCGCCAGTAGTTTGCATAACTGGAAAGATTGTGGCGCTACCTGTCGTTGGAGCGGTGTTGGGATAAATCCTCAATTGTTCCTGATTGTCCAGTGCGCCACCAATGCTGAATTTGCTGAACTGGGGACTGTCGCCAGTTCCAACTCCTATGGAAGTCCTAAGAACTGTCCCACTCTCTGCCACTGGGTCAGTTGTGCCGTCTCCGACAATCATCTGCCCATCAGTGAGAACCGCCATAGCGGTAATCGCACTCGCGCCAGACCCTAGAAGAATACCGCCATCAGTAAGCGTCGATACTCCAGTTCCACCGTAGGCCACACCTACATCCGTGCCGTTCCACGTGCCAGCGGCGATGGTTCCTGCATTGGCGATGCCTGCTGAGAAGGTAGTCGCTTTGGCTATGGTGATAGCCTCAGAACTATTCGTCGTGACGAATGTCATGTAAGCATTGTCTGCCTCTTCGATGACCAGAGCCGCCGCAGTGTCATCCACTATCTTTATGGAACTGGCTACGCTGAACTGCAAGGCTCCATCTCCACCAGCAGAGAGGGTTAAGTCTCCAGAGATGTCAGCCGTGCCGTTAATGTCCAGGTTGGCGGCTAGCTGTAATCCAGTGGTATCAGTAATAACGCCGTCAGTTATTTCGGTGTCGCCAATGGTGAAGTCGGTGGTAGCGTCTATCGTCGTTCCTGTTATCCCTGCGAACTCCACCGCATCTGCCGTGCCGACTCCAATGGAAGTCCTGAGGTCTGTCCCGCTTTCTGCAACAGGGTCGGTAGTGCCGTCTCCAACTATCATCTGCCCATCTGTGAGGACTGCCATAGCAACAACCGAACCAGTGCCATTACCTAGAAGCACTCCACCGTCGGTCAGAGACGAGACGCCTGTGCCGCCATGCGCCACGCCGACATCGGTTCCCTCCCAGACCCCAGAGGTTACGGTTCCAATCGTTGTGCTTGTTCCACTGATGGATAAATCTGTGCCAGTAATTAAACCACTGCTTGTGACAGCTCCCGCGTTCCATATGCCAGAAGTGACCGTCCCGATAGTGGTGCTGGTTCCGCTCACTGTCAGGTCTGTCAGCGTCCCCACTGAGGTCAACGAGGATGCTGTCACGCCGGACGCCAGAGTTGAGCCTGTAAGACTACCAGCCGCCGCCGCCGCAGGAGCCGCCCAGACAGGAACGCCGCCGGATATGCTGAGGATATGGGTGGCAGTCCCAGAGATTGCCAGACGGCTCAACTGGGTCGCAGACGAGGCGTAAGCCAAGTCGCCCGTGGCCTGGGAGGAGAACACATGCGTCCCGATACCTTCCCACTCGGCTTGGGTGAGTTCAGTGCCAACCGTGCCATGTTTCAGTTCGTTTGCCATTGTTGCCCCTTATACAGTCTGGAGAATGCCCTCGAACCCGCCACGTCTTGCGCCGTCGCGGATTGCTTCGGCAACCTTGTCCTCGAAATCGTCCATGCCATAAGTTGGCCCCATTATGTTAATGGTTATTCCCCCACCCATGCCACCACCGCGCCCCAGGGGAATGACGGCCTCTGGGCCGTTCTCGCCTATCATTGCCAGAGTCGGGGAGGTCACGATGCCGCCAGCCGCCAGGGTCGGAATCGTTGGGATGGTGGGCAGATTCTGGAAAGGCGCAAACTGGAAAGCTGGGAGAATGCTTTCTTGAGAGCGCCAAACAAGGCATTCATCGCGCCCACCACGCTATTGATGATTCCGATTATCGGATTGGCAATAGCTTTGACAACTCCGAGCATCCCGTTCCAGATTTTGTCCCAGTTATCGCGAATCATAAATAGAGCCTTTATGAACGCCCCGCCTGGGAGAAGCCACCCGAATTTTGAGGTGAACGCCCTCGAAATTATTCCTGTAATCGTGCCGAATAATCTCTGGATGCCTCCCCAAATCTTGTCCCAATTGTCACGAATCATGAACAGGGCTTTAATCAGCGCACCGCCTGGGAGCAGCCAACCCAGCTTTGAATTGAAAACCGACTGAATCGCCCCTGCAACCGTGTCCCAGGTGGATTTCAGCACCAGTATAATCTTGTCCCAATTCTTGAAGATTAAAATTGCCGCACCCACAGCCACCACGATACCCAGGACGATTAGACCGATTGGCCCCATTGCGATGTTGAGCGCGGCCATTGCCGCCGTCTGGAGCCACGTCGCCGCCGTAGCAATGACCTGAGACGCCGCAAGAGCGGATATGCCCGTCGCAATCGCCGGAATCATAATCACCATTGGCCCCAACGCGGTGGCGAAACTGCCAATAGGCACAAGGGCGTCTTTAACTCGATTCTTCATGACATCGAATTTATCCGACATCGTTAAGGTGGCCGCGCCGAGTTCTGCAACCTTGCCCTCGGAATCACCCATCGCCGCAAGCAAATCGTCCAGGGCGAACGCGCCTTTGTCGATGGCATCTTTGAATCGTATGCCTGCGCCTGCGCCGAACAGGTCAGTTGCTAGCCCTAATGCCTCGGTGTCCGTTGCGGCGTTCTGGATGCCTGCGATGGCATCCTGCAATCCCACCGCCATATCGGTCACGCCCTCGGATGCCAGCTTCTTGATTGCCGTGTTTAATCCTGGCATCATTTTGCCAGCGTCGAGACCCGCCGCCTCCATGTTCCCGATTAGGGCGGTGGCTTCGTCTAGGCTCAGACCCATCGTGGACAGTTGTGGCCCGAACTTGGTGACAGTATCAGCTAACGAGGACATGGGAACGCCGACAGCCTGGGATACCGTTAGCAATTTATCCAACTGGGAACGGGTATCCTCTGCCGGAACCCCGAACGCAATCATCGAGTCAGCCACCGATTTAATCATCGGCCCCGCCTCTTCACCCATAGCCCTGGACACGTCCAAGAACGCTCTGGTTACGTCCTCAAGAGCATCGCCCTCAAGTCCCATCTCGGTGTTAATGTCAGCTATCGCCGCGCTAACAGCGGCGGCGTCCTGTGGGACTTCTTTCCAGACATCACGGAACGATTGGGTCAGACCCTCCAGGGCTTCGCCTGTCGCGCCAGTCCCAGCCGCGATTGTGTTGGTGGCTTCCTGGTATTCCTGGCCCAACTTTGCCGCCGCGCCAGCCGCCAACGTGAGGCCGCCAGCCGCAACTGCTACGCCCTTCATCGCCGTCTGGAATTTCGCGCCCATTCCCTTGACGTTTGATTCTGCCTTTTTCGTGTCGGCATCGACTTTTATCGTGACCGTGTTCGCCACTTATTTATCCTCAA